CCTTTGAGGCCGAGTAGCAAAGTGGTTATGCTCCGGATTGCAAATCCGTCTACGCCGGTTCGATTCCGACCTCGGCCTCCACCATTCGAAAGCCCCGCAGATTAACGTCTGCGGGGTTTTTCTTTGCGGGTCAAAAAAGCCAAGAGTTCCGAAACTAAATGCATGGAGTTCCGAAACTTCAGCCTTTCGAGGGCTTGGCGATGGCGCCGACGCGGCGGTAAACGCGTTCGGTGATTCCCTCTTTCGAGTGTCCCAACAGGACGCTGGCTTCGCTCAGGTCGTTGATCTCCGACGCCGCCTTCGGTCGGATGTCGCGGAACTGGAACTGGGCGATTCGATTGGCCAGGTCCGGCTTCTTCTCGGCCTCGGCCTTTACCCTGGCATCCTCTCGGGCATCTGCCCATCGGTTGCGCAACATCGGCCAGCTCATGCGCTTGCCGTGCTCATTGACGATGAAGAACGGCGACAGGTGCTCGCTAGTCCTGCGCATGATGCGCTCGAGCAACTGGCCCAAGCTGTTCTTCACCCCGTCCACCTCCAAGACGATCCTCAGTCGCTTGCCGGTTTTGCCTTGCCTGACCAGCAGGTAGATCCCCTCCATATCGTCCTTTCGCATGGACAGCACGTCTGACGGCCGCTGGCCAGTCAGGTACGCCAGGTCCATCGCATCCTTCAGCTCCGGTGGGGCTGCCTCATATACTGCTCGCCACACCGTTTCGTTGGCGTAGAAGTCGCGCGGTTTCTCCTTGTTCTTTCTGACGCCCAGGCACGGGTTGTCCCGGGTAGTGAGCCCCCATTCCCTGGCGGTGTTGAATACGTGGGAGAGCAGGGCGATTTCCCTGTTCGCCCTGGTCTTCGCCGACCGCGAGTCGCGGTACTGGGCAATCATCGCTGGCGTGATGGCATCGATCGGCGCCGAGTCGAACACGGCGCGTAGCTGCTTGAGCTCGTAGATGTTGTCCTTTTGGGTCCTGGCGGCCTTGCCCGGGATGATCTTCAGCAGGTAATCGTCGAAGATCCCCTTCATCGTCGTCAGCTCGGCCGGGGTGGCCTTGGCTTCCAAGTCAGCCCACTTCAGCTTGGCCTGCACCAGGTCGGTACCGAGAGGGATTTCCTTGCCGGCTTGGTCGCGGTAGTAGTACCCAACCCACACTTTTCCGTTCTTCCTGGTGCGCTTTCGCCGGTACATGCCCGGCGGCAGGTCGCGGTTCTCGGTACTTCTGGGTCGCATGTCACTTTACTCGGGAGAAATCAGGGGTCCAGGCTGGAGCCGGGGGCGGCGCTGCAGCGACTGGCACGGTGTCGATCACTACGCCGCTGAGCTTCTGCCGGGCGTATTGGCGGCCAACCAGTGGCCGGCCGCCGCGGCTCTCGACGAAGTGCCAGCCTTTTTCTGTGAGCCAACGGCGCTGCCACGCCCGGGGTTTGTAGCCGGTGATCGCCACCAGCTCTTCATCCGAAAGGATCTCGGTTTCCATGGGATGGTCTCCACGCCGCCGGTGGCGGCAGGTTGGTGGTCAGGCCAGAAGCACGTCGCGCACGACTTCCCAGAGACGGGCAGCTGGCCACTGGAAGCGGTCGAAGTCGGTGTCAGGCTGGATGCCGTAGCGGCAGGTTGAGTGGGCGCCGGCCGGGTACTCGCCGCGCTTCTGCATGATGGTGGCCACGCGACCGTCACCGCCTGGCTCGGTGCGGTGATACTCATAGTCCTGGGTGTTGTAGTCGTTGCCAGCCTCGATCTGGAAGGTGGTTTCGTGCACCAAGTCGGCGCGACCGTCTGGTGTCCATGGCCGGCCGCCGCCGGCGGTGCGCTTGCCTTCGTGGAGGTACAGCACGAATTCGCCTTCGGGGTTATGCATCAGCCAGTAGCAATGATTGATCTGCGTGCCGACCAGCACCCGGGAGATGAAGTTGAAGCGGTGATCGTGGATTGCCGAGTGCTCGAAGCAGGCGCGGCGCGGCAGCTCGGGGTGCCACACATGCAGGCGCTGATCGCCCTGCAGCTGAACCTGGACGAAGCCCAGGCCGTGGAGCGTGACTTTGTCGGTCATCACGTCGTCGAGGATCATGGCAATAGCTCTCCATGCCCGCGCATGTCGGCGGGCTTGAATTGTTTATCTGAGTTGATTTCACGTCTCGTTATGAGACCATCAGCCGTCTAGTAACCTAAGGAGGGGCATGACGGACATGAGTGGGACCGAGAGTGTTAAACAGGATTTGAAGGAGATGAGCTGGACCGAGCGCTTGAGTGTCATAAGCTCGATAGCTTCGATTACTGGCGTTTCACTTGTATGGTTGCAAGAAACCGTCAAGCCTGCGAACTTTAAAACCGCTCTATTTGGCGGTGTTGCGAGCGTAGTAGGCGCTCTGGTAACGGTCGGTTTGTTGGTAGTTGCAGTCCAACTTTTTCTTTCTGTTGGCAAGGTTATCGAGGAGCGGTGGCCGATAGCACTGTGGGGTTACCGGCTATTTACCGGGGCTGGGTTAATTTGGGGATTGCTCATATCTCAGTTTGTTATCTGGGCCCTAGTCGGGGAGGCTTGGACTATCCGCTTCTCGAGCTAAAGTGGGACGCCTCCATCAGCCATTTTGACATAGCTTCTTCGGAACCCGGACGGTATCGCCGAGCGCGTGGGCAACTATGGCCCGGCATGCTGAAGGCAATGGCAGGTCAGCGCCTTGGGCAACATCTTTGCCATTGTGCGTTATCCAGGCTGCCCAGTAGTCCCACTCTGGCTGCGGGCAGTGCAGGCTTACGTTGTGCTTCTGCATGAGCGGCCCGCCGACCGCCCAGTCTTCCCACGGGTTGTAGCGCTTGGTGTGATCGATGGCCTGGCCCTGGTGGCGGGCGAACACCCGCCAGGGCACACCGTTATAGCCGGGCGGTTCCAGATACACATCCAGCCCTTCGGCCTTGCCGACAGCCCACCCCAGTGCCTCGCCGGTCAGGTCTGCCGTCTTCACTTCGATCAGGTTGCTCATGGTGCCACCTGCTTGCGATATCCGGCTTCCCACAGGTCTCTGACTACATCCTCATGGATTTTCAGCTCTTGCAGATGGCCAACGCCATGTGTCCCACGAGGATGATCTTTGATGTGACGGATCATTTCGTTCAGGCCTGCGTGGCGCTCTTGCTCTGCGATCTGCTCGGGCGTGGGTACAGGGCGGAACTTGATGCCGTCAGGGTTCATGGATCCTTCGAACTTTCCATCGCCCTTGCTGCTCTCCTGCTCCATGAAGATCATCTTCTCGCCGTAGCAGAGGACTTTACCTTTCAGCCAGTATCCCCAGGAGTCGAATGTGCACTCCACCTCAAGGCCAACTGGCGGTAAACCTTCGCCATTCCATTGCTCACCGGTAACGCGGCGCTCGATAGCCGACCAGGTCGACTCGTATTCGGGCCAGCCGGCTTCGACCACCACAGCGTCTACGATGGGAATGTCGTTCAGCCTGATCACGTCGCGCACCCAGCCGAGCTTGTGCTCGCTCAGGTCTTTCACCTTGAAGACGATGTAGCGCTCTTCGCGCTCAAATTTCTCGCTCACAGCTGATATCTCTCATCAATCCAGCGCCCAGGCGCCAGTGCGGGTGTAGGTTCGGGTTGTGTTTCGTGCGGGGAGAGCTGGCGATGGTTGCCGGCCTGCGCAACTGGGGTGCAGGTAAGTTGCAAAACTCCGAGGCTGGCCCGGAATTTTCGGGCTTCGTCTCGATCTTGGAAGGCCATCATCGCCATGAAGAACATCGCTACGAAGCCCGCGAGCCACAGAAAGGACATGCTCCGCCAGGCAATAATCTAGCTTTTCTCGGTCATAGTTTCGCCTTGGCCGCCATATCGCGGCAGTGAATAGAGGGGAGAGGGATTACAGCTGGCAGGAGTACAAATGTGCTCAATTTTAATTGGCCCACTATAAGACAGAGGAACTGCTTTCTCTGGCGTATAGAGGAGCTGTTAGAGATGGAAGATTTGAGTACTGTTTTAGGCGTTTTGAAGGAGGTACTGCAGGTAGCTGGCTTGGCCATTAACTTGTACTTGGCGCTGCGCGATGTGTTCAAGCCGCCTGTAGAAGCGCCTCGATCACCCGCTGACCGGCCAGGGGCGGTACCGCATTGCCGGCCATGTGCATGGTCAGCCGGTGGTTGTTCGGGCGCAGTGTGTCAGCGGGGAACGACATGGCGGCCAGGGCTTCGCTGGCGCTGAGCATCCGCATCCGGTCGCCGTCGACCAGGGCCCATCGGTCCAGGGTGGTGATGGTGCCGATCGGCCGATTGATGTCTCGGCCGGTGGTGCCGGAGCCCTTGCCGTAGTAGGGCATGATGAAGCGGTCGCCGAAACGCTGACGGCCGTTTCTCACCCGTTCCAGCGTGGCCTGGGCCCGGCCTGGCTTTTCTATCTGTGACCAGCGGCCGGCGTCGAAGTCTAGGAAGGTGCTGGCCGGTACGTGCTCGCACTGTTGTAGCTGCAGCTGAATCGGCGCCTTGCTTTTGGTGCAGATAAGGAACAGACGTACCCGGTGTTGCGGCACGCCGAGGTCCGCGCAGTCCACGATGTGCGGCGCTGCCTGATATCCCAGCGCCTGAACCGCCTGCAGCCAGGCCGGGTAGAGCACC